GCGGTACGGGCGATACGGGAATTTCGAGACGATGTCTTGCGAAATGATCGCGAAGGAAACAGCAAATGCTTTTTATCTGGATTATTGTTCTGTTTTAGAGGACGGAGAAAACGGAGCGGAGGTGATACGATGATTACAATGCCAGTTTCGGAAATCTTGGATCGGTATTCAATTCTTAGTTTAAAAATGGAACGGTTACCAGAGGAAAAGAAAAAGCAAATCGAATCTCAGCATAAAACTTACGGGAAGGAATATGAGGAATTGACTTTTACATTTCCGTTTTTAATTTCCCTTTTTGAGGAGTTGCTTGAGGCCAACGGAGCGATATGGGATTTAGAAGCGGATATTCGGCAGGGGAATATTACGGACTTTGAGGAAATTGGAAAGCGGGCGGTTCGGATTCGAGACATCAACCATAAAAGAATCGAAGTCAAAAATAAAATTGCCGAGGCTTTAGACCAAGATAGTAAGGATATAAAATTTGATCATAGGAGCGCAGAACAATGATTCATTATTTCCCGTTACAGAATTTAGAAAACCGTGATTATAGAATGTTCGATCAGGAAATGCAAAAAGCATTCCGCGAATTTAATTTGCCATTTTATATTTATTCAAATGAACTGACCGAGGCACAGGAAATCAAAAGTGGTTGGGTTATGGACGCGGTATCGCATCCGGTTCACTGTATAGAACAGGCGAAGGATTTTCTTCAGAGGCTGGATACGGTCAAGTCAGGTGATGTCTTGTTTTTTAATGACTTGACACATTTTGGCTTGGACGCGATGAAATACGCTGGATTTATGCGAGATCAGGGGCGTAAAAATATTCGGATATGTTCACGCGGGAACGTTTACTGATTTCGATTATGCACAAAAAATGAAAAAGTGGTTACGGCATTCGGAACGGGCATGGTTCGAAATTGCGACTCGAATATTTGTAGCGACTCAAAAACCATATTTAGATTTGCAAGCGTCCGGTTTGATCGACATGGCAAAGGTCCGGATCGTAGGACATCCGTTTGATATTTCGGTATTTTCAAAAGTGGAGCGGAAGCCGAGACAAGATTGGGTAATTTTTCCGCACAGGGTGGATATTGATAAGCAACCTTTTGAGTTTTTATCTTTAGCAAAACTCAGGCCGGGAATGAAATTTATTTTCACCTTCGGCGGGAAAGGCTTTGAGAGCAATATTGAATTATACGAAAAAGCATCTGAGATTGAAAATGTAATTTGTTATGAACATTTATCAAAGAAACAATATTACGAACTGTTAGCTCAATGTAAAATTATGGTCAGTACAGCCATTCAGGAAAATTGGGGTGTAGCGACATATGAAGCGCTTCATTTGGGAGTGATTCCGATTTGTCCGAGGTCTTGTTCCTATCAGTATATTTTACCGGATTTTTTACTTTACAATACTTTTGAGGAAATGGTTCAGCTTGTCTCGAATTTTAGCGGTGGCGATGCTGTGCTGGATTCGTATTGGGATGATGGAAAAAGCGCAGAGGTCATGGTCAAGTCAATGTTGGAATGTATAGAATGAAATTATTCTTAGCAGGAATGGAACAGTCATACAGTTATGAGTGTATGAAGCAAGGCGGAATCGATTATGGTTTTTATAGCTATTATTATATGCGGAACGAACGGAAGGTAAATAAGTCAATTAATATTGCTCAAAAGATGAACAAGTGTGCGATTATTGATTCAGGTGCGCATTCCTTTTTCAGCGAAATGGCTGGGGAAGGAGTAACAAGTGCATCTGTTTACAAAAAGAAAAGTAAGACAAAAGAATCCCATGAAGAGTATTTTCAAAAATATATTGTATGGTTGAAAAAATATTGGGATGATTTTAATTACTATGTAGAATTGGATATCGGAGATGTAGTCGGACAGGAAACCGTTTTCAAGTGGCGGGAGCGCTTGAAGGCAGAAGGCTTGTTCTCAAAGTGTATTATTGTTTGGCATCCCAACGTTATGGATTGGGATGATTATCTTTTCATGCTCGAGGAGACAGAGAGCAGATACATTGCTATCGAAGGTGATCGAACCAATAGGCCGAGACTAATTTATAATCAATACATAAAAGAGGCATATGATCGACAGATTAAAATTCATTGTTTTGCCATGACAAAACTAAGGGCTTTGCATAAGTATCCTTTTTATTCGGTAGATAGTTCAAGCTGGACGATCCCTGTTCGGTGGGGGCATATGCCAGTCTTTCAAAAAGGAAGATTGATTTCTGTCCGGGCGACAAAGGAAAATTATTTACAGTATAAGATCAATACTGCGTTCAGGCCAAATAATGTCAACAAGGAAAATAGTATTTTGAAGTTGAGGTTATCAGCAGAAGCATATGTAAAAATGGGAGAGTATTTGACGGCACTTTGGGAAAAGAGAGGAATTGTATGGAAGAATTAAAGATTCAAAATATAAAAACAAGTTTGCTCAACAAGGCCGAATGGAATTACAAAGAAGAAGATGCAGAGATGGCCGACAAGTTGACTGAGAATATAAAACGGAATGGCATTTTGCAAGTCAGCGTTTTATACGAGGAAGAAGATGGACGGCTGGTTGTTTTAGATGGCAATCACAGGCTGGATAGTTATTATCGGTTGAATATTCAGGAAGTCCCGTGCGTCAACCTTGGAAAGATTACTCTTGCGGAAGCAAAGCGAATTTCGGTCGAGTTAAATGAAACCAAATTTGAAAACGATGTTTTTAAATTGGCACAGACTATCAAGGACATTGGTGAGGAGTTTTCGATTGATGATATGGTCAAAACGCTTGGCTTTTCTAAGGACGAGTTGGAAAGTCTTGCGACAATTGATGAGGTTGACTTCGAGGAGTTAAACGAGGAGGAATTGAACGAGGACGAACCTTTAGATGAAGAGAGGCCGGGAGATCAGGAAGTTAAATGTCCAAATTGTGGTAAGTCGTTTCCCCGGAGCGAAGGAGGGCAGGAGTCATGATTAAGATCGTAATGATACCGATAAGCGAATTAAATAAAGCGGAATGGAATTACAAAAAGAACGATGAGGACTTGGAAGCGAAACTTGTTGAGAATATTCGGCGGAATGGTATTTTACAAGTCAATGCCATATATGAGGAAGAGGACGGAAGGAAAGTTGTTCTGGACGGCAATCACCGACTCGATGCGTATAATCGTTTGGACTTCGAGCTTGTTCCCTGTGTCAATCTCGGCAAAATTACACTGGCAAGGGCGAAGAGAATATCGATTGAATTAAATGAAACCAAATTCGAATACAGTAAAATTAAATTAGCTGAGATAATTGGCGACATGACCGATCAATTTACAATTGACGAGTTGGTTCTGACTTTGCCTTTTGGCGAGGACGAGTTGGAGGGTTTACGTGATCTGCTTGACTTCGATTGGAATCAATACGATAATGAGGAAAGCGGAGGCAGTAAAAAAAAGAATCGCCCAGTTTGTCATTGCCCGCATTGTGGACATGAATTTGAGGAATAGGTATGGCAAAAAAAGAAGATATGCGCGGCAAATATGACTGGAAGAAACTGACAAGGGAATTCATTGATGGCCCGTTCCAGACAGTCAAGGAGTATATCCGCTGGTCAGAAAAGCGAAAGGAAATCTTTCCGGATGAGGTTCGGCCAAGCAGAGATTCAATTATAAAAACTTCCGGCAAAATGAATTGGCCGAGACTCAAGGTAAAGAAAAACGAAAAGGTTGTTGAGAATTTGGTGTCGGGAACGATCGACAAAGCTACCAAGGATATGATTGACGAAATGGTTAAGTCAAGAACGGCAGTCAATAGATCGCTCTTAAAAATTCTAGTTCATTACGCAAACAATCCGGAAGAGATGCAGATGCGCGGCGATCTCGGCAGTGTGGTTAATGATTTGAAACGCGGGCTTGGAATGGTTACAAAGGAACAGCAAATCATGGCACCGAATACCGTAATCAATAATGCGGTGATTGCCGAGGACAGCTTTAGAAAAAGTATTGAGGAAATGCCAATGAAGGATTTGCAATCGCTTCAAGGCCGAACAGCCGATGAAATAAAACAGATTGAAAGTTCAATCCCGGAAGAAGATTTGACCTTTCTTGATATCGATGACGAATGAGTCAGGAATCACTGATTGATTTTGACGCTCAAAGAAAAGCCTCATTGGATTTTGTTGTCAAAAGAGGTTTGGAGTTTTTTACAAAGCATCACCGCTCGACATCCAATAAACGGATGTCGTTTTTATTTATGCCGTACTTGTACAAAATGTACCATGATAAAAGTCCGAAGATCGCTGTCATGTCAAGTGTTCAAACGGGCAAGTCAGAATTTATTCTGATTAAGGGTTTGGCTTGTGTGGACATGGGGCTGAATGTTTTTCATGTATTCAGTACAGGCGAAGCAAAAAATTCCTTTGTCAAAAGTCGAATCAATGAACTGTGCGACAAGGTTCCGGTCTATAAACAAATGGAGCGGGACGATCGAAGGAATATGTATCTTCGGGCTATGGGAAAAGCGAATTGGAAATTTGTCATATCAAATTCAAAAACGCACTTCGATGAATTCCCGGCTGATGTAGTTGTCATTGACGAAAAGGATTCCTGTAATCAGGAGAACATTCGGCTGGCCGATACGCGGCAGGAAAACAGCCTGTATAAATTTCAGTGGTATGTTGGAAATCCGTCTGTAACGAATACCGGGATAAGTGAGGACTTCGAACGGAGCACAAAAAATGAATGGTATTATACGTGTGTGGGATGTGGTGAGAAGTTTGAGGCTGACTTTTTCAAGGTTGTTGTTAACGAGATAAAAGACAAGGACGGAAACCATGTGGCATATGAATTATTCGATAAGGAGTGGACCGAGTATTCCTTGGACGATATTAAAATGAAATGCCCGCATTGCGACTGTCTTCAGGCTCGGGGAAAAGGCAAGTGGATCGAGACAGAGCCAAAAGCAAAGATGTCTGGTTATCATATCTCCAAGTTAATGAAACTGAATAGCCGGATTGAGGAGCTATGGGTTGAGTTAAAGGACGCAGAAGGCAATGACTTCAAGATGCAGGTCTTTTATAATAAAAAACTGGGCTTGCCCTATAGTGGAACAGGATCAAAGATCACAGGGGAGATGCTGGACTTCTGTGCCTATTCGTACACGGCAAAGGACTCTTGTGTAAAACCGACAATTGCAGGATTGGATATCGGCTCAAAATTTGATTTGCAAATTGATATTTCGGCAAAGCATGATGGCAGAAAGAAAAAACTATTGTTGAATGCTTTCCGGCTCAACAGCTTGGAGGAGGTCAAGGAAAAGGTTGCGGAATTTAATATCAGAACGATGTGTGTCGGCGTAAAACCGGAACGTCATTTAGTCGCGCAATTACGTGATGATCTATTCGGTATATGTGATGTGATTCTAATTGAGGAAGTCGAGGGACGGTCTGGCAATTTAAAACTGTTTGGTTTTAAAGAGGACGAGGAAAACGGAGTGATCACGGTTGACCGGACATGGATGCTTGACGAGGGTATTAAAAATGTCAAGTTCCAGAATATGCTTTTACCGAAAGAATTCCGAGGACTGTTGGATGGTTATTGGTTGCGGAGTATGGAAAGCCTAACTCGAATTTTTGAAAATGAAAAAGAGGAGTACAGATGGAGCAAGGCAGATCATGACCACTTTGTTTTTGCAAATGCTTTCAGTACGATTGCTTGGATGAGAGATCAGGAAGCGATAATTGTTGGCGAGGATTTAGAACGGGAAGGTGGGAAGAAAAAAACAGATGAGCGCGGCAATCGAGTAATCGAAACCACGGAGCGCAAGGAACGGGTTGGACTGTTCAGAGAAAGATATAGTGGCGCAAGAAAAGGATGGAAAAGTAGAAGGCGATAGAGCTTTCCATAAGGAATTGAGAGAAACGATTCAAAAGCATTTCGATGAATTCCCGGAAGGCGATGTCTATTATCAAATGCGTGAAGTGTTTGATAGTGAAGTCGCGCAGGAAGGCATCCGGCGAACCTCAAAGGCGAAGCTGGCATCCAAAAGGATCGGCGTAGCCTATAAAACTTTCAGAAAAATGTTGGGGTGGAGGCGCAAATTATAAGCCATTTATAATTTGTAGTTATAATCCTGATAATACAGGACTTATAAACAAAAAAAGCGACCTATAGAATCGGGCATGAAACACAAAGGTGTAAAAGTTCCACCGTTAATGTTTTGACTTAGCCCTATTATAGTTGATACTCAATGCAAAGACAGTATTTAATCCTTGGGAGGAATGCATTTGGTACTAGGCATCGCATCAGCTAAGAGTTTAAGAGAAGCGGAAAGTCAAATTCAGGCGCTTCGTCAAGAGATTGAAGATTTTGAGGAAAAAAGTCGGCGTCAGCGAGTAGCCGAGGCAACGTATTTATTCTCAGGCGATTTGACGGTTGGCGCTCGAGATGTAAACGCGGATCGTTCCGACCTCAACATGACCGATTATTGGACACTGCAAAAACAGTGTTACGATGTTTTTAAAATCTTCCCATATGCTAAACGCGTTATTGAAATGACTACTGACTTTGTAATTGGAACTGAGTTGACTTTTTCAGTTGACGAGGAAATAGAAGCCAAATACAAAGGCAGGATTAAGGGTTATATTACTGACCTTTGGGAAGATTATGATAATGATTTTGACCTGATGCTTGAAGGCATGTGCAACGAACTCTGGATACTCGGTGAGCAAATTTATCCGTTCACGTTTGAGGACACTACCAATATATTAAAACTAGGGATTGTTGATCCACGCATGATTGAAAAAATCGTTCGCGACAAAGTTAACCAGAAGAGACTCGCACAGGTTGTCATGCAACCCGACATGCTCGGGAAGGTTGATGTGTATGGCATAGTGCATGAGAATAAAAGACGGTTAGGTGTCCCTGACACTGCAAAGTCGTTTGAAGGAAATTCCGAATACGGTTACAATTATGCTGGTGATGCTTTTTTGTTTCAGGTCAATAGACTGCCGACACAGACGCGGGGATATTCTGAACTGGCAACGATGGTTGAAAGCCTTGATGTCATGGATCAGTTTATGTTCGAGGTCTGTGAAAGAAGCCTGTTAATGTTTCATTTTATTGCCGATGTTCTCATAAAAAATAAAACGGACGAGGAGATCAAAAACTTTCCTGTACCGAATATGAAAAAGAATACTGTATTCAAGCACAGTCAAAATGTAGAACTGAATTTGAAATCCCCTGACCTTAAAGCCATAGACGCGGAGAGTATTGTCCGTCTGGTTACGCGGTATATTTTGGCGGGGTGCGGTATTCCTGAACATTGGATTGTAAATGGTGGCGACACGAATCTTGCCACTGCCAAGGAACAGAATACACCGATTGAAAAAAGACTTGAACGGAAACAGGGTACGGTCAAGTACATGCTCAAGAAAATTATCCGGGCCCAGTTGGAAAGAAAATTAAAAAACGCTACACCGGAAGAGATTCGTGAAATCATGAAGGGAGTCAATATTGACTTCCCGTCCGTCTCGGGTGTGGACAGAAAACTTCAGGCACAGGTTCTGACCGAAACAGCAAAGGCTCTGGTAATTGGAACGTCACAGGGATGGATCACCGGAGAGGATGCGGGTCAGGAGTTTATCAATACGGCAAATAAGTTCGGTATGGAACTGAGTGCGATGCATTTGGACGATGCGAACCAAAAACAATTGTCTGACTTGACCGGGAATAAAATCAAACAGGTCAATGATATTCAGTCGTATTTTAAAAGTGTCGATCAAGTCGTTAAACAGCAAGGATCGGGATTGGCAAACGGCCTTGTCCCGGCTGATACAAAATAATGCCAAGTAAAAGACAATTAGCATATGCCGCCGAGGTATCGGAAATGTACGCCTCGTATGCTACTCAAATGGCGGACTATGGTGCGCGCGTTATTGAACTACTCAAAGAAACACAAAGAGCAGTCGCCGCGCGAATCAAGGATATTTCAATTAGCGACTGGGAACGGTTGAGTCTGAAAGAAGTATCCGGACAAATAGATGAGGCATTGGTTGTTTTTCAAAATGAATATAATCAACTCATGGCTGAAAGTCTTTTGACCAGTGGTGAGAATGGAGTCAATATTATTGTTCAACCGCTTCGGAATAATTTGAATGTCAGTCTTATGGCTTTTGAACCGAATGTTTTTTATCCTGTAGTCCTTGATCCTGCTTATCAGGCGCAATTAAGTCTTAGTGCGACATTGATCGGCAAGGCATCGGCGGATGTGGCATACAATATCAGATCAAAAATTATGATTGGTATGGCAGAGGGTTTGCCAAAGGAAGAAGTGATAAATCAGATCATTGGAGAGTTGGCCGGAGAGAAGATGGGTTTTGCAACTTTGAATGATCGGGCATGGGCCATATACAGAACTGAAAACGGACGGATGAGCAGTATCGCAACCGAGATGCAAATGCAAGGTGCAAAGCAGTTAATTCCGAATGCGAAAAAGATTTGGTTTCATGGGGCAATGGGTGGCGCGGGCCAGCGTCCGAGAATGGGGCATGTTATGCTTGATGGCGTTACCGCTCCGGTAGGCGAACCGTTTGTAAATGAAGTGACTGGCGAACTGTTAATGTATCCGCATGATCCAGCCGATGCCGCTTCAGAAGTAATAAATTGTGGGTGTGCTCATACGTTGGACATGCCGAGTGATTCGTATCTGCGTGATAATACGCTTGTAGCCGTATAAGGGGAAATAGGTTATGGCACGGAAAGCAAAAACAAAAAAACAGATTGTTGCTGACTTGAAAGAGTTGGGCGATAATGAAGCCGACATTAAAATGGGAAAAGCCGATTTAGAACTTCTCTACAAAAGAGTATTGTGGAAAACAAAAAAAGAAGCAGAGAAAAAAGAAGCGGAAAAGAAAGAGGTAAAAGAGAAGGAAGTAATCGAACCGCCCAAAGCTTTAGTCGAACCTCCCGCGCCAATTCCGGAAGTATCTGAAGTGGTTCAAGAACAGTATGACCAAAAAGCAAACTTGGTTGAGATGTTAAAGAAAAAAGGCATTGAGAATGTTAATGTTGAAATGAGCATTGCGGAATTAAAAACCATTTTCAATAAATGGAAACAGAAAGACATACAGGAAAAAGTGAGCACGGGATCGCTTGAGTCTGTTAATCAAATGATTGACGAGTCCATAAATAAGGAAGCGATTCAGCTTGGGGATGGCGGATATATTATCCCGAAGGATTTCCGTAAACTGAAACGCGAAGATATTGGCTGGCTTAAGGTTCGCGGTTATGTATTGACGATTGTTTTGAAACTTGGGCCAAAAGTCAATTACGATATTCGTTCATGTAAAATGGTTGTATGAAATTAAAAGAAATAATTAAAAAGACCGCCGGGAAGAACGAGTGGTGCGTTTTGTCTCATGACGGATCGAAAAGTTTTGGCTGTTATCCAACGAAAGGCAAAGCGGAAAAACGTTTAGCCCAAATTGAGTATTTTAAAAGTCAGGAAGCCGCAGGTCAAGGACAGGGTGTCGGTGGGCCGAAGCAAGGAGATGGCGGAATAAATTTTTGTGTTTGTCCCTCATGCGGAAAGACAGTCGGCCATGAAAAAGGGATACCATGTATTGAAAAAAGCTGTCCGTCATGTGGTACCAAAATGATTGGAAAAACAAAGGAGTCTATTATGACTGAAGCACAGATACGCGAAATGATCGCCAAGATGCAGGAACAGATCGAAATGGAGGGTGGAATTGAAAAAGTCCTCCGGGCAATGCTTGTCGATCAATACGGTATGTCAAAGGCTGATGCGGGAAAACTTGTCAAGGCCGGTTTTGACAAAGAGGCCGCAATGGGTGTCATGGAAGAACTGGACATGGCCGATAAACTCAAGGCTGATTATTTGAAGTTGATCGGCATGTGGAAGAGTGATGTCAAAATGAATACTTTTTCTGATCTTGAATTCTTAATGAAGGAAAGTCAGGTTCCGTTTACGCTTTTGGAGGCAAATGCAGAAGGCACGGTCTGGAAGGTGTGTGTTATTGAGCAGGGTAAGTCGTATAATAAAACGGTTTACACGCCCAAGGCCTTGAAGGACATGGAAAAAATTATCAATGAAGCGGACAATGACGGCAAACCAATTCCGTGTAACGCGTTTAAGTTTGAAGAGACGTTAAACCATCTGCCGGAAACCGCACGGACTTTCGTTAAGGGTTTTGTTGAGAATATTGTTGGCTGGTTTAAAAAAGCCAAAGTGGTCGGAAAGAAACTGATTGCGGAATTGCATCTGGACGAGGGTGCGAAAAAGATTATCAGTTTACTTAAGACCGCAAAAAAGAAAGGGATCGCCATGCCCTTTGGACTGTCTATTGATGGCGATGGCGATGTAAAGGACGGGTTTGATAATGAACCCGTCAAGGAAGTCGTTGGTGTTGGATCATTAAATAGTATTGACTGCGTCACTTTTCCGAGTGCCGGAGGCAAATTTTTAGCCCTTGTTGAATCAATCTGTAAGGAGGAAGCGATGTACAAGCTGTTGCTCGAAATGTATGGGAGAATTTTTCCGGAACTGCTGGAAGGCGTTGATCTGTCGAAGGTCGATCTGGAAACGGCAAAAAAGATCATTGCCGAGGCCGTAAAAAAAGAATCCCGCGCCAAGTTTGATCTGACAGAAGACAATGTCGGCGAGGCCGTCAAGTTCGTGGCTGATCTGGAATCCACGATTCGCGAAGAGAAGGCCAAGGCCGCCCGTGCGCCCGAGCCGAAAGTTACGCCGAAGGTTGAGCCGAAGGTTGAACCTAAGGCCGAAGGTGGCGCTGAGATTTCCGAGGCTTTGAAAGAAGCGAAGGAAGCCATGAGCGCTGTCAAGAAACTGCAAGAGGAAACGGAAGCGGAGCGGTGCAAACTGCTCTTGAGCCGTGTTCTCGATGAGAGTGCTCTGCCCGATGTTTTCAAAGACCAGATTCGGGACGAGTTCAAGGAACAGGTTTTCACGGAAGAGGCCCTGCTTGCGAAGGTTAATTCCATGGAAAAAACCGTGGCCGCTTTCAATGAAGGCAAGAGCACGGTCAAGGTCGTGACTGATGAACGCGCCAAGAAATTGGACTTTTATCAGGAAGAGATGGATAAGCTTGTCGGCGAGCATGTTGTCGAAGGCAAACTTCAGCCAGCGGGTGGCGGTATCTGGGGTCTGTCAATCAAAAAATCCTATGTCGATGTTACGGGCGATGAGGATGTTTCCGGACAGATGGTTCCCGGTCAGCGTGGGCGTCTGCATGAGTCCATTGTAACAACTGACTATCCGTATCTGCTTGCCAATTCCATGACCAAAAAAATGGTGCGTGAGTATGAAGCCGGTGATCCCATGTACCGGAAGATTGCAAATATCGTACCGCTTCCGGATTTCAAAACACAGGACCGGATCGCGTTCGGTCAGTTTGAGAATCTTTCGACCGTGTTGGAAGATGCGGCCTTTCCTGAACTGGCGAACCCGAGCGAAGAGCGGGCACAGTATGCCGCGCTGACGAAGGGTGGGTTCTTCGGAATCTCCCGGCGTTCGATCATCAATGATGACCTTCGCGAATTTTCCAAAATGACCAGACTGCTTGGTCGTGCGGCTCTCCGTACTCTGAATGTGTTTTGCTTTGATCAGATGCTGAATGTCAGTGGTGGTGTTATCAATGCAGGGACGATCTATGATTCAACCGCTTTGTATACTGCCGCGCATGGCAATATTACTTCCGATCCGCTCACATGGACGGCGCTTGATGCGGCCCTGACTGCCATGTGGGAGCACAAGGATATCGATGACAAGCTTCAGCTTGGCATGGAGCCGAAATATATTGTTGTTCCGCGTCAGCTGAAGTCCACTGCTCAGCGGATTATCAATACCGAAAAGTTCCCCGGCACGAACAATATCCCGGTCAATGATGTCAACCCGGTTTATCAGTCCGTGGAAATTCTGGTCAGTCCGTATCTCCGGGCAGATATAAATAACTGGTATCTGCTGGCTGACCCGATGGTATGGGACGGTCTGGAACTCGGTTTTATTCAGGGGAAAGAACAGCCGACTGTGATTTCTTCGAATCAGGAAACCGCCGAGTCCATGTTCACGAATGACCGTCTGCGTTTCAAGATTCGCCATGAGTACGGCATTGGAACGTTGGACTTCCGTCCTTTCTATATGGGGACTCCTGCTTAATTGAATAAGGTTACTGTTCTTAGCCAGTGACTTTTTTCTTCTCTGGGACGAGTGAGGGGAGGCGGCGTAAAAACTGCCTCCCCTTCGCTCTTAAAAAAAATAGGAGGCAGGAATGAAAGGCTCGACAAATAAAAGTCAAATGGCTCCGTGTCAAGGAGTCAAGATGTGTGGTGAGGCTGGCGCTATAGCAGTGGCCGCTCATGGCTGGGTGAGTATTCCAAATGCAAGTCTGGCGGGATTTCAGTTTCTTTTAAATGGTACGACTGGCGCACACTGCACGGTAAAGCTTCAGGCCGCGTTAAACGGCGGCGAGGATGATCCGATTGATCTGGCTACTGCGGATGCAACGGGAGCGGTTAAATGGCATCAGGTCGCGGATAAGGTATATGACAAATACCGTATCAATGTTACGGCATATACAGCACCGGGATTAGGTTCACAAGTAATTTTGTCGGCTCGGTAAAGCAAAGGTGATTTTATGAGTGTGGAATTAATCTATCCATTCACGACACCGGGAAATTATATCTATGATCCGGCGAAGGTCGAGATCACGGGAGGAAAGGCAAGGCTTGTTCTTGTTGATAATCCCGGGCTGGAATTTAATCAGGATTTCGCCAGCGATACTGGTTTTGTCTATGATCCCGACAAGGCCGAATTCAGCGGCGGAAAGGTTCAGCAGAAGGATCAACGTCCGGCAGGGGCGACTTTATATGCTGGCTTTCCAGCTGACAAAGATTCAAACTGGGGGAACGGCAGTCTGACGAACACGCTTGTCACTGGCGCAACGTGGGACGCAGGAAAGATCAATTTGACGGGTGGTGGCGGAAAGCGTCTGAATATGCCTGCGACTGGAAATTTTGATAGTCTGGCCGGTAACGGCGCGCGCGGCTGTATCCGGTTTAAATATATTCCGAATTATAACGGCGCGCCTGCGACAAGCGGTCATATATTGGAACTTGACACGCCGACAGGGAATAATAATGCTATATTTATTCGGCATTATTCACCATCTCCAGATTACATTCAAATAGACCTTTACGATTCAAGCGGCGTCATTCATACAATGCTGACGCCGTCTATGCCGCTTGTTAAAGATCGCGAATATATATTCGAATTGAATTTTGATTTTGACGGAACGTCAAGATTTTTTATTGACGGGATACAGAAGGCGTCTATGAATACTTCGGCGTGGACGCGTATCAATGATACGGGAACTTTTAAGTGGGGCGGTGATTCCGGTACTGGGGATTTCTGGCTTGATGATGTGATCCTGTTTTCGGATGTTCAGCATACAGCAAACCATGCAGATGAATTACCGTATATATATCCTGTGAAGGTATATGTAGAAACGAAAGTTGAGCTTCCGCAGTTCATTCATTCCGGCCTTGGGACGGTTATCGCGTGGACTGATTTCGCAACGACCGAATTGAATGCGCCGCGCTATATCCTGAATGGTTTATACTGGAACGGCGCGGCATGGGTATCATCTGACGGATCGTTTGCGCAGGCAAGTATCAAGGCGGACGTGCTGGCGAATATCACGACGCTTCCGGTCAGTGATACACTTGATGTTGATGTTGTCTTTGGCGATAGCAATTCACAAATGAATTGCGATAATCTGACCGTGACATATACGGGACAATTATATTCAACGGCGGACGATATTATTCAGTTCAATGTGACTTTCCGCGCTGACGGTTTGGATTCGTTCACCGAAACGTCAATAAAAACGGGAAGCGATGAGATAAAATATATACTTTCCAAA